ACCGCGGATATCCGCCCCCCGGAGATTCGCCCCCCGGCGCTTCGCCCCCCGGAGATTCGCCCTCACTAAACACAAAAACTCCCCGGCGCTACTTCCACAACGACTAATCTGCCTAATATATAATTCTAGTAGTTTCATAAATCCTCCTCTCCTAAACATGTACCTATTAAATACCCAGTGCAAGTTTTATTTGCTAAAAAAATTATTAGTGCTATTTTTAATCTGCGCAGGAGGATTTTTGCCCATAAATATCACCCTCGTCACTAATCAAAAAGATAAAAACCCCACCTCGGCCCACTTTCCGAGCTGGTCCGAGTTCGCAGCGTGGTTTACGCACGTTCAGGCCACTCCTCTATTAAAGGATCAACTCCCTGGTTGGATACCGGCCACGTTCACGAAACCGGAACGTAACGACCAGAGCGTCGAAGCGATAACGATCGCGGTCTTCGATTTCGATGAAAATCCAGACCCTATAAAACTAGGGGAAATACTGCAAGGGTACGCTTGGTGTTGTGCCGATACCTATTCTAGTACGCCGGAAAAACTAAAGCTGCGCGTCGCTATCCAACTATCCGAACCGGTACCACGCGACGATTGGGCCAGGGTTTGGCAACACCTAGCCGATCTGTTGAAGCCTGCCGGCGCGCCCGACGCCAAATGTAGAAATCCGTCACGATTCTACTATCAACCGTTCGCGCCCGTAGCAAGCACGGGTCACGCCGCACATGGAAAACCGTTCGACTGGCGCGCCACCCAAACTAAGCCCGAAACCGACCTAAACTCTAAACGCCAAGAAAGCGCCGAAAAACGCCTAGAATTGGCCTGTAAACGCATCAAAAAAGCGGAGTTGGGCGAGCGCAACGCCACATTGAATAAGGAAGCATGGGCAATTGGCCGCCGCGCGCATATCCTCGGCCTTGAGCGTTGCCGGAAGGCCTTGCTCAAAGCTTGTGTCGAGGCCGATTCGATTCTACCTAGCACCGAAGCTGAGCGCACCGTGGATCGAGCGCTAGAGCAAGGCCAAGAAAATCCGCTGCATCAAGAACAAGATTGGCATCGATACCTAATATGGAACGAAACGGGCACCGGCGTAAAAACGTGCTACGCCAACGTTCAAGCAGCGATCCGCCACCACCCCGAAACGCAAAATCTATTTGCGCTAGATGAGCGCCGCCGCGAAATAAAACTCAATGCGCCGCCCCCATGGGAACGCGAAGAAGACCCGACCTACCCGCGCACGTGGCATGAACACGACAATAACGACGTGGTAGATTGGCTCTCAAGGCTCGCACCGCAAATCGCAGCGTCGCCAGATCAAGTTTATCACGAGGTCGCGGCTCAAGGTGCTAAAAACAGCTTCGACTCGTTCGAGCGTTGGTTAAGCGCCCTAGTATGGGACGGCGTTGAGAGGCTAGATCGAGTAATGATCGATCTGTGCGGTGCCAACGAAACTCCCCTAAATAGGGTGTTTTTTCGTAAATGGCTAATATCCGCAGTAGCCCGCACCTACGAGCCTGGCTGCCAGGCCGACTACATGCTGGTGTTGATCGGTGACCAAGGTTTGCGTAAAAGTAAATTTTTAAGTGCGATCGTTCCGGACCCGATCTACCACCGTGAAGGCTTACCTAAAAGCGGGGATAAAGATTCACTGATCGCGCTGCAAGGGCCGGTTATCGTCGAAGATCCGGACATGTCGTGGTTTGGCGCGCGCGAAATCAGCGCCATCAAAGCCTACATCACCGTACGCAGCGACTCGTACAGAGCTCCCTACGCGCGCATCGACGAACAACACCCCCGTAAATGCGTGTTCGCAGGATCTAGCAACGAACAGGAATTCTTACACGACGCCACGGGAGGGCGGCGCTTTTGGCCGATCGAAATCCATACCCGGATCTCGGCCGAGGTAATAGAGGAATGCGAACAGGTGCGGGCGCAATGGTGGTCCGAGGCCGTAGCACGTTATCGCCGCGGGGAGATGTGGTACCTAACTGACGAGGAAGAGGTCATTGCGCGAGAAATCCAAGAAGATCATAGAGAGTCGGATACCATAGAAGAGATGCTCGCAAGGCGCCTAGCGCAGCCCGTATCCCCCAACGCAATAGCAGGCATAGAGAGTAGCCAAATCGTAGACGGAGTCTTGCAATGGGCCTCTCCTAGCCAAATTGTCTATCTTTTAGGCATGCCTGTGCAAGATCGCGGGCTGCAAATGCGCGTATCGGCCGCACTACGGGCGCTGAATTGGCGTAAAATCGGTAAACGATCCATAGCAGGCACGCAAATTCGCGCCTATAAAAACCCCAAAGCTACGCAACCGCTATAGACAACGTACGCGGTCTTTCGGGAAAGGCGCCGACCGGCTACTAGGGCAAGAGTGTCTTAGTTCAGGGACAGTCATCACAAAAAGTTATGCTACGTTTTTCCTATTTCGTGGCACAACCGACGCCTTGAAAACTAGAACCTATAAAATTCCTTATTTCAGGAAAATTACAGGTTGCCTAGGTTGCCTAGGTTGCCTACCTAAAAAACATAATAATTACAACCAAGTAGGCGACCTAGGCGACCTAGGCGACCTTTTCCCAAGAGTTTGTATTAAGCAGAGAAATTCCGAACGACCCGCTACGACTTACATTGTAGTATAATGTGATCTAATGTGTATCGTAGCTGGTCATGGCAAAATTTTAAATTTCACAGGGTTTAATAGGGAATTGGTTGCCTAGGTTGCCTAGTTGCCTATTTGGTTGAAATTGTTACGTTTTTTGGTAGGCAACCTATTTCTACTGTAATTTTCCTAAAATAAAGAAATTTTACTACTAAAGGTTTTCGTGTGAGCACCCGATTAACTTAGTATGGAACAAAAACTTATTCGAGTGTTGACTGAGACCGGTAACACGACCAAGCGCGAGATCGAGGCCGCTTATCGTGAGCACGGCCAGGCCGTGCGCCTTGTGCAGCTCTTTTACGCGCCCCAGACCCAGCCCGTGCGCACGCCTCGCCCTCGAAAAGTCAGTCAAGTTTGGTAAGCACTTGCTTTCGTGTCTTTTTTGTGCTACATTAACAGCACACTATGGAAAATTCCGTTGTCAAGCGAAAACCTGGATTTCAAAAAGGGTACGATCCGAATCGCAACAATCGTGGTGCGGGGGTAGGCAGCTTCACGTTTTTGCGCGTGGCCGCGCAAGAGGTGCTGCGCGAGAAAGTGGACGTGGCCGGGGATAAACAAACCCGGCTCATGGCCATACTCCGACAAATGGCATCGCTGGCGCAGGCCGGGGACATGAAGGCCGTCGAGTTCATGGTGATTAGCGCGTTCGGTCGGCCTCCTGTCGAGGCTCCCGTTGCGGTTAGTGACAGTAATCCAGATGCGCCAAAGGGTCTCGTGCTGTACGTGCGCACGCCTGAAGAGATGGATCGTGCGATTTTGAAAGGGGCAAAGGTTCTCGGCCCCGGGGAAGAGCCCGCGTGACCCTAGCGTTTCAGCCTGGCCCTCAACGGCGCGCGGCCGAGTCTAGGGCGAATATAATCGTGTTTGGGGGCGAGGCGGGCGGCGGCAAGTCACGGTTTATTGTTCAACATTTTGCTAATTTAGCTTTGCTGTATGAGGGGTTTCAGGCGGTTATTTTTCGTCGCACAAGTCCAGAGTTGCACGGGGCGGGCTCGTTGTGGGAAGAGGCACAAGAGGTTTTTCGCGCGATACCGGGTTTTACGGCGCGCGAGTCGCCCGTTAGGGAGTGGAGGCTAGATCGGTCCCTTATCGAGTTTCGGCACTTGCATTATGAGCAAGATAAGTATGCACATCAGGGCAAACAATACGCCGGTATAGCGTTTGATGAAGCGACCCATTTTACCGAGTCGCAGTTTTGGTATTTGCAATCTCGTAATCGTAATGCGCCAGCTGGCTTAGAGCCTTTTACGATATTGACGGTAAATCCCGACCCTGATAGTTTTGTGAAAAAACTCATTGCCTGGTGGTTAGATAGCGAAGGTAAATACCCGATACCAGAGCGCGACGGGGTGTTGCGCTGGTTTGTGCGTGTGGGCGATGAGTTGGTTTGGTCGGACAGGCCTGATCAACTGCCTCATAGCCCCGATGCGCCCCCCCGGTCGTTGACGTTTATTCGATCTAGACTATCGGATAATAAGATTTTGTTGCAAAAAGATCCGGGCTATAAGGCGCGCTTGCAAACGTTGTTACCTCACGAGTACGCGCGCCTAGGCAAAGGTGACTGGTCGGCGAGGCCTTCGCAGGGTGACTTCTTTCAGCGGGGTTGGTTTCGAGAGCTGGCTCCCGATTCGATCACGCGCCGGTTGAAGAGGCAACCAGATCTAGGTAGAGATTTAGTGAAGTGCGTGCGATGTTGGGATTTGGCCGCGACCCCGGTCAAGGGTTGTCTGGTACCGGGGGTATCTAGGCCTCCTGATTTTGTGGCGACTACGAAGGACGGGGACTGGTCGCGTGGGATAAAGCTGGGCGTGTTCCGGAATCGGGATATGGTAGTTCTAGATATGGTTTCGTGTCGAGACACGCCTGGCGCCGTGGACGCACTAATTCGCGCTACGGCGATTAGCGACGGGCCGGGTTGCATTATTGGCCTACCTCAAGATCCAGGGCAAGCGGGTATTGATCAGCTCGATCGAAAAAAGCGGGACTTGAAAGGGCTCGGTCGCGTGATCGGGCAGCTTCGCTCACGAGATAAAGAGTTTTATGCGAGGCCGGCCGCGGTTTACGCTTATAATAGGAGAATCTGGTACTTGCGCGGGGAGTGGACGAACGATTTTTTCAACGAAATCGAGGTTTTTCCTCCTCAAGAGTCCTCGCAACATGATGATGCAGTTGACGCTTTTGCTGATTGCTTTCGCCTTGCGGACACGTTGCCTATGGTGTATGATTACGAGGCCGTGAAAGATTTTTTTCGAAACGAGGCGTACGATCGCGAAACTGGGCAATGGGATTGTGAAGATCCTATTAGCGAGGACCGTATTAGGGCTAACGTTGGGTTTAGGCGCGGAGGATTGTTGTAATGGAATTAGTGCAAATAAAACAAGAGCTGGCGGCGGCCGGTAGAGAATTAATCGAGTGCCAAGAGAGGGTTGTTTTGCTGCGCGCGAAGTTGCGCGAGGCCTCGATTGAGCGCGATGATATGCTATCCGCGCTGTCCCAAGTACAGAGTTTTTTGAACATTGAGTTTAACCCTGGTACGTTGCAGGCTGTGCGCACGGGCGCGCGTAAACAAATTCAAGCGCTTGTCGATGATATCTGCAAGAGGAAACACTACTAGAAGCCGGAATAGGACGAGTAAATGGCAATACTGGATCAATTTGGGCGCCCAATCGAAAAGAAATCCCTTGACAAGGAAGTTGCGCGCGCGACTACATCGGGCGTACGCCCCGCGCTTTTTGATTCGGTGAGCAACGGCATTACACCTGAGCGCCTCGCATGGATACTGCGCTCAGCGGGACAAGGGGACATCGACGCGTACCTCACCCTGGCCGAGGACATGGAAGAGCGCTATCTTCATTATCGTAGCGTGCTCTCGACCCGCAAACTGGCCGTAAGTGGCGCTGCGTTATCGGTAGAGCCCGCCGACGAGTCCCCGCGCGCGCAAGAGATTGCCGATATGTGTCAGGAATTTGTGGTAGGTACGTCCGAGTTTCGGGACATGCTGTTCGATTTGCTTGATGCGCTAGGCAAATCTTTTTCGGTGATAGAGCTGATTTGGAACACTAAAACGACCCCTTGGACTTATAGGGCATTCGAGTGGCGGGACCAGCGCTGGTTTCATTTCGATCGTGTTGCGCAGAGAGAGTTGCGATTAAAGAACCCTATGAACGCCGACGGGGATTTGCTTCCGGGCGGGTCGTTCGTTTGTCACGTTCCGAAAATCAAGTCGGGTCTGCCGATTCGAGTAGGGCTCGCGCGCGCGGCCGCGATTGCGTTCATGGCTTCTACCTACACGCTGAAGGACTGGCTCGCGTACATGGAAGTTTTCGGCATGCCTTTGCGTTTGGGTAAGTACGACGCTGAGCGTATTAAAGAACCGGAACGGATGACGCTTCGCAGCGCGCTAGCGAATTTGGGCCATGACGCTGCGGCGATGATTCCTGAAGGCATGGACATTCAAATTATCGACGTGAATCGAGGAAGCGCTGGGCCATTGTTTTCTGGCCTTGCGGAATATCTAGATAAACAGGTGAGCAAGGGCGTGCTTGGGCAAACCATGACCACGGACGACGGCTCAAGTCGCGCTCAGGCCAATGTGCATGACGACGTGCGACAGGACATTCGTAAGGCGGACGCTATGGGGCTCATGGCGACCGTGCAACGGGGCGTTATTAGACCGTGGGTGCAGTTAAATTTCGGTGAGGACGCGCCCGTGTGCAAGTTCGTGATCAGCGTTGACCCGCCCGAGGATTTGCAGCTGTTCACTACGGCGGTCATTCCGTGGATTGAGAAGGGCGGGCTAAAGGTTGGCGCTGGGTATATACGGGATAAATTCGGAATACCCGACCCTGTCGAAGATGGCGAAGAAGAGATACTCGGCGGCAAACCGGAACCGGTAGGTCTGCCGCGCCTTCCGGTACCAGAGACGGCCGCGCAATTGCCTGCGGTGCGATTACCCCAGATTGTCGAGACCGAGAAATTGGCCACGGACGCGACTGGACAATGGGAGCGCGTCATGTCCCCGTACCGAAAAGAACTTGCGGCGCTTGCGGACTCGTGCCATACTTACGAGGAGTTCAAAACTAAGCTACAGGGACTGTTGCAAAAGTTCGATTCAAATCCGTTCGTTGCGCTTCTTGCGGCTCAGATGTGTAAGGCGCGCGGGGTAGGCGACACGGAATAGGAGGATAGCATGGACAGGCCGACGAAAGAGCAGGTATATGCGAAGATCGATGCACTTTTGGCTACTGCGTATGGGGATCTTAAGTTTTTGTACGAATTGTTGGCGCTAATCGATGCTCTGTACGAAGATAGGAGCGGCGATGTGTCCAGATAACGATACCAGTATGGGCCGTTTAGCCGCGTATACGATGGGCCTGTTTATTATCGGGTTGGCGCTGCACTCGGCCTCTACCGCGGCTATTCAACTCTCGATAAAAAAACTCGGCATACAGGGTTTTGGGGAGTTGTGTATTGATGCGTTTGAACAATTGGTAGATGCTGACAGCGAATTGTGTTGCATGTTGGACACGTTGCGGGCCGGTGGCACGTTGGACGGTTCGTTGCTGGATCGGGTTGCTACACTGGCGGCGCGAGCGGTAATCGATTCAGCTAACCTGGTCAGGGTCGGGGGTAGCGCGTGAGTGCGCGTTACGATACTACTCGGCTACCACCGGCCGAGGTTTTGGATTTTTTCGAAGATAGAGATCTGAAACCAGCGTTTTCGTGGGCCGATGTGTGGAAAGAAGAGCACGCCGTGGCGTTTACGGTCGCGGGCGTAATGGAAGAAGACCTGTTGGCTGATATGCACGGGGCCGTCGACGAGTGTTTGCGTGAAGGGCTGCCTTTCGAGGTGTTTCGCAAAAAGATCACGCCCATCCTCGCCGACCGGGGTTGGCTGGGGCGCAAGACCGTTGTCGATCCTATCACATCCGAAGAAAAAGAGGTCGATCTAGGCGATCCGAGGCGCTTAGCTGTCATCTTCGATACGAACTTGAGGACGGCGCGGGCGGCCGGGCAGTGGGCGCGTGTGACCCGCGTAGCGAAGGCAATGCCCTATCTTGAGTATCGCCTCGGTCCCTCGCGCGTGCATAGGCCTGAGCATGAGGCTTTTGACGGCTTGATCTTGCCTGTTGAACACCCTTTTTGGAAAACACACTTCCCGCCGAATGCTTTTGGTTGCCGGTGCGGCGTTCGCCAGCTGTCCAAGCGCGAGGCCGATAGCAAAGGGGGGCCTATGCAAGTACCGGATATGCCTCCCGTTGGTTGGCGTAATCCGCGCACGGGCGAGGAGTTGCAAGTGCCATATGGGGTAGATCCGGGCTTTGACTATAATCCAGGCATAGAGCGATTTGGGGGGTTGAAATAGGGCGGGCGATCTGCTACGTTTTAGACAGGAGGATTTTATGCAGAAACGAGTAGGTATTTTTGGGAGTTTGTGCGTACAGTTTTTGCTAGCGGGGATTTTCTATGTGTGTTCTGGGTGTATGAATATCTGGGTTTTAGCGGGGATTTGTGTGTTGGTTGAGACTTCTAGGCATAGCAATAACCGCAAATCAATTACGAGGCGCCCGTGATTATTGCGATCTCCCTTGTGGTGGCTGTAGGTATCGCATACTACCTAGGGTATCGCCGAGGCCTCGGCGACGCGGAATCGCTGATTGAGCGCTTGTCTGGAGCGCTACGATGAAAACGATCTACCACGCTCCTTTGCCCTTGGTCGAGGGCGAGGTCGATTCTAGCGTTCGTCCTGCGTTGTGTAAACCTGTAAAATTACCGTACTGTCGTGATTTTGATATTCTCGGCGCCCCTGGATTTACGAGAGACCCGTCGAAAATTACGTGTTTGAGCTGTTTGAACAAACTAAAAAAACAGGCCACTAGTTTAGATCGGGGCGCATTGCAGGCGGAAAAAGACGCGTTATTACGCAAGGTTGGCCGCGCTCTAGAGCGTGTTCAGGAAATTTCTGCATTACTGGAAAAAATTTCTACTTGACTTGACCATACGTTAGGCGTATAGTCACAGCATGACAGTGTATAGAGCTTTTTGCTCAGAGCTGCCTTTATCCGCTACCGGCGATCTTCCGGAGTGGATTGAACTAATTTCCGCACCCATCGACGGGGCAATACGCGGGCGAGACGGGCGCGCCTATACGCACAGTAACCCGCTGGCTACTATGGCTGCCTGGGTGCGGCGCGGTATCGAGTTGCCGATCGATATCAACCACTCGTCGGAGATTAGTGCACCGAAGGGCGAACCGAGCCCGGCCGTTGGTTTTATCCGTGATTTACAGGCTCGTCCGGACGGCTCTATCTGGGGACGCGCCGACTGGACTGAGTTCGGTAAGAGCGAGCTTCGCGCAGGGCGTTATAAATTCATCAGTCCCGCGTTTTATGTGGACGCGAAACTAGCAAATAAAAAGCTCGGGACGCTCGGGGACATTACAGAACTTACGAGCATAGGTATTGTAAATAAACCTAATTTTGATCTAATGGCGTTGAACGCCGAAGAGAAAAAGGAATCTGAACAGGAGAATAGCATGGATAAAGAACTCGCAAAGGCTCTAGGCCTCGCGGAAGATGCTACTGTTGCACAAGCAGCGGCTAAAATAGCTGAGTTAGAAGATGCTGCTACGAAGCCGGAGTTGGCTTCTGAGCAAGTGAAGTCGCTGGTTGAAACTGCCGTTCAAGCGGCCGTGCAGCCGCTTCAAGAGCAAGTAAAAAAAGCTCGTGAGTTGGCGCACAGCACCGTGATTGACCGGTACGTGGCCATGGGCAAGATCCAACCGACCGAGGACTCGAAAAAGTTCTGGCTTAATGCGTGCGGCGAGACGGACGAGCAGCTTGCGATCGTGCAAAAACAGCTCGATTCAATGCCCGTTTTGGTATCTACTAACGCACAGTTACCCGGTCTAGCTCCTCAAAAAGGCTCGGAATTGACTGCAAATCAACTCAAAATCTGCGCAATGTTGCAGGTTTCGGAAGAAGAGTACAAGAAATCACTGGCTTCGCGGCCGGTACTAGATAAGGAAGAAAATTAAAATGGCACTTACACAGGATAGATACATTGTCCAGGATTGTGACGGCGATTATGTAGCGTCCGTCAAGGCGGCCGCGATGATTTACGCGGGCGCGCTCATTGCTCAGGACACAAGCGGCGACGCCGCCCCTGGCTCTGTGAGCACTACGATTCGCGCGCTCGGTATTGCTATGGAGCAAGTCGACAACGTGCTTGGCGGCGCTGGCGCTAAGACCGTTCGGTACCGTAAGGGCGTTTTCGCGATGAAAAACTCTGCGGCGGCCGACGAGATTACGGACGCTCAGGTCGACGAGGTTTGTTACATCGTTGACGACGAGACTGTGGCGAAGACGAGCGGCGTTAACACGCGTTCAGTGGCCGGCAAGGTTCGCTGGCTTGACACTGTAACCGGTTTGGTTCATGTCGAGGTCGGTTACGTTACTAACGTTGACGGCGATCTAGTGGCTGCGAATAACCTTTCTGATGTAGCGACGGCCGCTACCGCGCGTAGCAACATCGGCGCGAACAAAGTCTGTTTACAGTTCACGAAGCGCGCTTCGCTAGATGACTCATCGGATACACTGCGCATTGTGAGCCCCGTAACCGGTACGATCTCGAAGATTTGGTCCGTGATTGACGGCACTTGTACGACCGGCGATCCGACTCTTACATTTTCGATCGCAGGCACTCCGATAACCACGGGCGTCATCACTGTAGCCTATTCCGGTTCGGCCGCTGGCGACATTGACAGCTGCGCGCCGAGTGCTGCCAACACCGTAACTGCGGGACAGATCATTTCGTGTGCCGTAGCTGCAAACTCTCAAGCCGCTGACAAATACGCGGATATCAGCCTTCTGATTCTAACATAGAGGAAATAGGACACCATGATTGTAAACAGCACAAACTTACAGGATCTATTCGTTGGCTGGCAAGCTGCGTTCAAGCGCGGTTTGGACAGCAAACAACAGTCGCAGGTTGATACGATCGCGATGCGTGTTTCGTCCGCGACGCGCGCCGAGCGGTACGGTTGGCTCGGTCAACTGCCGTCTCTTCGCGAGTGGATCGGCCCGCGGCAAATTCAACGTTTTGCCGCGTACGATTACACGATCACGAACAAAAAGTTCGAACTGACCTGGGCCGTTCCGATCGATGATATCGAGGACGATTCGGTCGGTGCGTACTCGACTTATTCCGAGGCAGCTGGCGCTTCGTTGGGTATGTGGCCTCACGAGATCGTCTACGCTCTGTTTTTGCTGGGCGATTCGACCGTGTGTTACGACGGCCAGTACTTCTTCGATACCGATCACCCGGTAGGCCGCGACGCGCCCGCGAGCGTTTCGAATCTGTTGAACAACGGCGGCGCTAACGCTGCGCATCCGTGGTACCTGCTCGATACTACCAAGATCGTGAAACCGATGCTCTGGCAGTTAAGGCAAGCGCCGCAGATGACCGCCCAGACCGACCTTACCGCCGCGAACGTGTTTGAGTTGGACGAGTTTAGGTTCGGCGTCAAGGCTCGCGGTAACGCGGGCTTTGGGCTTTGGCAGACTGCGCTTCGTGCTGAAGGCGCGCTGACCACGGCGAATCTTGAAACTGCGGTCTCGGCAATGCAAGCGTTCGCGAACGACGAAGGCAAAAAACTCGGCATCAATCCGAATATTTTGATGGTAGGACCTTATCATCAGTGGACAGCTGGCAAGTTGATTCACGCTGAGTTGCTTGACAGCTCGAATACTCCGAACGAGCTGCGTAACAGGCTGCAAGTGGTTGTGGTTCCTGAACTTCCGTAATCACATCTTAGGAGGATAAGGTGGAGAAAAACACACGCGAGGAATTTAGAGCACAGTTTGGGCAAGACGACTTGTCCGAGCTGCGCTCTATCGCGGAAAAAGAGCTAAAACTTAAGATCCCGAAGAGTATAGGTAAAGAGAAACTCCTTGATTTGATGTATGACGCGTATTCGGGATCTTCGGTCGGGTCTGATGAAGCCATTAGTGCGGAAACCCCTGTAATCCTCCCGGGGGGAGATAAAGACCCGACCGTTCTTATTTCGTGTAAAGCCCCTGGCGGGCGCCGGCGCGCTGGCCGTTTTTGGGCGTGCGGCAAGCACCGATTACCCTCGAGCAAGTGTCAACAAGAGCTGTTAGACACGCTTCGCGCCGACCCTGCTTTTTCTGTGAAAATTGAGGTCGATTAGTGGCGTATGCTACGCAACAGAATTGTATCGATCGGTACGGTTCCGATATTGTTATCGTGGCCACGGATCACGACAATAACGGCGCGATCGATACGTCTGTGTTGCAGGCTGCGCTAGACGACGCGACTTCGACGATAAACAGTTACGTATGTGGTCTCCCCGGTTTTCCGTTTGTGTCGGTCCCGGACGGTTTCGAGAAACTCTGTTGTGATATGGCGCTGTATAATGCGTCGTTTACCGCAAACACGGTCACCGAAGAGCAACGCAAGCGCTATGACGACGCGCTCAAATACTTGCTTGCGGTAGCGCAACAGAAAATTCGCCTTACTGTTGAGTCTGGGTTGAACACTATCGAGGCAAACTCGACGGCCGAAATAATTAGCTCGGAGCGCACGTTTACTCGTTCTAGTCTATCGAGGTTATTCTAGTGCCCGGTGCTACACTAGAAGTCAGTAGTCAAGAGCTTGACCGATTAGGCGCGCGCTTAAACGGTTGGCTCAAGAGCGTCACCAAGACCGGCGATGTTATGGAGGTGGCGGCCGCTATTTTAGAAAGCCAAACCCGGCGCCGGATCGATAAAGAGAAAACTGAACCTGTGGGCGAGCGCTGGGTTGAGTGGAGCGAGAAATATCGTCGGACGAGGCACGGGAATCAGAGCATATTGGTCAGTAGCGGATCTCTTTTGGACGATATTGCGAGCGAGGCTGATACCAAATCGGCGAGCGCTTTTACTTCGATGATTTACGGGCCTACTCATCAATTTGGGGATGAAGATCGTAATATTGAGGCGCGGCCGTTCTTAGGTGTAAGTAAAGACAACGTAAACGAGATCGAAAACGCGGTTTCGGATTGGCTACAAGAGACGCTATGAACCTCCTTGAGCTACGCACGGGCGCGAAGAATACGATTGCCGCGGCTATGACTGACGTAACCGTGTCGACGCACGGCGGCGAGTATTCTCTCGATGCGATCAAGCGCTACGCTTCGAAGGCGCCTTCGGTTGTAATTTCGGTTCTTGGCTGCGATACTGACAAGTCGCCGCTCGTTACGTTTGCTGGCCTCGCCCGTATGTCGGCGTTTGTTTTTGATCGCTCGCACGCGAATAGCCCGCGCGGGGATAGTGCGTTGAATCTTGTTACTTTACTACTACGCGTGCTAGCTACGCCTGGCCAGTTTTGGGGGCTCGACGGTTGTTTGAGCGCGCCGCAAGACATCCGGGCTCGTAACCTATATACCCCTGATTTAGATGGCGTAGGTGTGGCGCTCTGGGCCGTTTCGTGGGGACAATTAGTGGATCTTACGAATGACGACGAGGCCGAACTTGACGATTTCGATCACTTGCACGTAGACTACAATCTCGGTCCCGTACCGGACGGTAACGTAGAGGCGGAAGACGACGTCTATTTCAATTTACCACGGCCGGTTTACGGTCGATTTTCCTTACTTTTGGGCGGTCGCGCCCTGGTAGTTGGAGGCGCCAGTGTCTAACCCGATTCAACATGGCACAATGACTCCAGCGGATATAGATCCGACGGACGTTGTTGGGCGCGGCAATCACGTGATTCAAGGGCTCAACGCGGTCGTCGACGAGGCCGCGCGCAACGCTATCGTACAGGTAGCTACAGATCGCGGACGAGTAATAGAGCAAACTGCGGGCGCAACGCCGGGTTTCTATATCGCGCTGGGTACTACCGGGCAGTTTGTGCGTATCTCCGAGGAAATTCGGCAAGAGATGCACAAAGTCACCGCAGGCGAGGTGACCGCGGGCTATTTTACTTTGCTCCATAATCAGGTGAACGCCCAAAGTGTGAGCGTTTCGGTAGTCGCCGGTATACGGCAGATAAATAAACAAGTGGTCGGTACGACGGGGGCGATTCCAGATTTTGACGTGTTCTCCACTAATCAAATTCACATAAATAATAGTGGCGGCGCCTCGGGTCTAAGCGGGGACATTATCGCCGATGATATATTGATTATAGACTACCACTCGTAGGAGATAGGCGTGGTAAAAATAGTTTCGAAATACATCGAAGATGCGACCGTAGGTAACGAAAAACTGATTATGGAGCCGTACGTTTGTGAGGAAATGCCAACATTGCCGTTCGACGGCGCTATAGGAATTTGGATAGTTCCGACGCCCAACGGAAATACGTATTTGGTCTATCGCAAACCTGGCGGCACTCAAGTGAAAGTTCGATTACAGTAGGAGAAAAGACATGTCGATTGCGTTCAACACAATACCTCTAGTTATCAACACCCCGGGCTCGTACATCGAATTTGATTCGAGTCGCGCCGTGCGGGGGTTACAACTTCAACCCCACAACGTGTTACTGGTTGGCAATCAGCTCACGTCCGGTAGCGTCGCTACGGCTGGGTCGGTTTATCCGATTCCTAGTGAGGCTTCAGCGCTCGCCCTTTTCGGTGCTCACTCACAGCTTTACGAAATGGTCAAAGCCTATAAAGCGGTCGATCGTTTGACGCCAGTGTGGGCTATACCGCTGACCGATCTTGTGGGCGGCGCTAAGGCCGTGCATAAATTCACGATTGTGGGAACGGCTACAGCCTCCGGATCGATCGCGTTTTACATTGCCGGCCGCCGGTTTACGATCAGTGTCGCGGTCAGTGATACGGCTAGCGCTTTGGTTACCGCGGCTGTCGCGGCCGCTGCGGCACTTACGGATCTGCCCGTGGTTTGTATTGACGGCAATGGGGACATTGTCGAGTGCACGGCCGTACACAAGGGCGTATTTGGAAACCAGATCAAGTTAGGCGTGAACCTGATGGTGAACGAGTCGATGCCTGCGGGTATCACCGTTACGATTACGCAAGGCACTACCGCTGGATCGGGCGACTCGGATCACGCAACGGCCGTAACTGGCATGGGCGAGGACCAGTACAACACCGTGGTTTGTGGTTGCTACACCACGACCGAGATTGCGAAGCTAGTGACTGAGATGGAATCGCGTGAATCTGCTATGCGTTGTATCGAAGGTGTTCTTTTCGGCGCGGTCTGTGATACTACCGCTAATCTGGCCACCTACGCGGGGAGTTTCAATAGCTCCGTGTTGTGCATGTCCGGTTACGAGACGAGCGCTCTGTGTCTAACCCCGTGGGAGGTTGCGGCGCAGATTGCGGCGATCAACGCAGCTAGCGTGCAAGTCGACCCAGCTCGTCATCAGTGCGGCACTTCTCTTTCGAACGCGTACGCGGCCGCGCGCGGCACTCGATTTACCAGGGCGCAACGCGATACGCTTCTAGGTCTTGGGGTTAGTACCTTGAAGGCTAATGACTCTGGCGGTATGTGTGTAGAGCGCTTGGTAACGACCAAGATTACTACGTCCGGGCTTTCGGATCTCGCTCTGTTCGATTTGTCCCCGACCGTGCGGACGCTGCACGCGATCCGATACACGATCCGGGCGCGCATAGCGAGCAAGTTCGCGAATTTCAAGTTGGCCGACGACGACGGTATCCCGCGACCGAAAGTTGCGACTCCTAGCGTCGTTCGCGCCGAGCTTGTGGCGCTGTTTTGGGAGTGGTTCTTTAGTGGCTGGGTAGAGAATCCCGATCAGTATATGGCCGATCTTTTGGTCGAACGTGACTCTAGCGATCCGAATCGCGTAAATGCGATCGTTCCTCCGGACATCATAAACAGCTTCCTAGTATTTGCTGGTCAGATCTCGTTTATCCGATAAGGAGAGTAACATGAAAGTTTCAGGACAAATCACAATCAAAGTTGACGGCGATACCATTCTCGCGAAAAATGGCGAAGTGGATTTTTCGTTCGGCGGCCTTAAGCGCGAATCTAAATACGCCGATAACCGCAGGATCGGGTACTCGGAAGAGCCTATTGCAGCGACCGTGCAAGGCACTCTGATCCACACGTCGGACACCGATCTGCAAGCGCTGGCCGACCACGCTAACGTGTCGATTGTGCTTGAGTTGGACACAGGCGTAAAATACCTAGTAGCCAACGCGTGCGCGATCGATCCCCCGGCTTTGTCCGGTAAAGGAGATCTCAAGATCTCCTACGAGGGTGATCCAGCTAAACAACTCTAGACTGCGGTAGGAGGATATGTGGAATACAAACTGAAATTTGCGATCAAGTCGGATGAAGGAAAAGAGAGATCGGCGCTTACGATCAAGGATAGGGTCAAGGGCGCCGATCTGCTAGTTTTGGACGAGGCCGTCGGCGACGTGGCCAAGACACTAAAACTAGTGGCGCGCATGTGCCAGATCTCTTCGTTTGAAGTTGAGCAACTTGACGCTTCGGACATCGAGGCGTTGAGCGAGATTATCACAAAAAAACGGAGTGTGTAGTTGGGTGGAAAGCTCGCGCTGCTTTGTTAGCTTATGTTTTTCACTGGCAACCTAGCGAGCTTTACGCCCTAGACTTAGAGGATCTTGATTGGTGGTACGAAACGGCGACGGCGATCTTGATGGGAGTAAACAAACGTGGCAGCTAACGCTACAGCTTCGCTCACTATCAAGCTGCGGGATTTAGTTTCCGGACCCGCCGCCACTATTCAAAAAGCCTTTTCTAGCGTGGCGCGCGCGAGCGACGGTTTGCGGAAATCTAGCCGAGGTTTCAATATCGGTGGACAGATAGTGGCGGCCGGCCAGATTGCGGGTGTGCCGGCTCCGTTGGCCGCTATTGGTCGCGGCGGGCGTACCGGGCGCGGCGGGCTATTGGGGGGTTTCGACTTTGCTGGTAACCTGGCGCTGGCGGGACAAGGGATTACTCAGCTCGGTAGTCAGGCGCGTAACGCGCTTACTGCCGTGCTTGCGCCGGCGATGGATTTTGATGTCGCTATGGCGCGAGTGAAAGGCATTACGCAAGGGCTGACCGATAATCAGTTTAAAGAGCTCGAAGCGGGCGCGAAACGCATAGGGGCGGCGACCGGGTATAGCGCGGTGCAAGCGGCGCAAGGGCTCGAGCAGTTAGCGCAAGAGGGTTTCTCCGCGGCCGAGCAGCTGTCTACGTTGCCGACCGTTTTGAAGCTGGCTAAATTTTCGGGTCTTGACTTTGGGATGGCCACGGACGCGGTTACGGATCTGCTAAACACGTTCAATATGAAAACGGGCGATGCCTCGCGCGTAGCTGGTATGTTAGGTGCTACCTCTATTGCGAGCGGTACCTCGGTAGGCCAACTTTACGACGCGCTTAGAACGGGCGCGCCTGCGGCCTTGGCGGCCGGGGTTTCGTTGGAGCAAGTTACTACGCTCATCGGCCTGTTAGGTGACGCCGGCATCAAAGGCGGTACCGCAGCAATGGCCATGAACTCTATGCTTATGGCCCTTGGAAAACCGAGTAAGCAGGCCGCGCTTATGCTAGGTAAGATCGGTATTTCCGGTAAGCAAATGGCGCGGAGTTTGAACGAGCCTGCTACGTTGCTCAAAATGATAAACGAGGCGATGAATAAGAAGGGCCTCGATCCTGCGATGCGCTTTAAGGTTCTTAGTACCGTGTTCGGTCCGCGTCTTATGAAGTCTTTACCGACACTACTGAACTCGCTTACTCGTGTCGGGGATGACGGGGTTTCGGCGTTCGATAAAATCGCGGGCGCGGCCGTGAACGGTGAGGGCGTGCTAGATCGTGTAACTAAAAGCATGGGCACTACCCAAACGGCCGGAGTAAAAAAGCTCCACAATAGCCTGCAAACTCTTTATATAGATCTCGCCGAGAAATTTGCGCCAGCTTTGCAACCACTGACCAAGGACATGCAAAGTCTGATAGGTAAAATCGCGGATTTTGCGAAAGCTAATCCCGAGGCGGTACAGAATACCGGCAAGATGCTTATTTACGTAGCGGGGTTTGCGGCCGTAATGGGGCCACTGACATTGGCGCTATCTGGTCTGGCGAGTGCCATGACGCTATTGAAAGCGGGTATTGGTCTAGCGCGCGGTGCTTGGGCTTTGGCTAGCACGGTAGGCGCCGGTTTGATGAATTTAGGGCCGGCGATGGTGGGCGTGACAACGGCGCTAGGTGTCATGGGGGCGGCCGTTGGCGGTTACGCGATCGGTAATTTGTTGGATAGCTGGATCGGCAAAGCGTTTAAATTGCGCGGCGAATTGTTGAGCACCGAGGCCGCGCTGAAGATGGGCGAGTCCGACTCATTCAACAATTTCGTTAGTACGATCGGGAAAACTTTCGGCATACAGAGCATAGTCGACGTGGCAGTAGGTAATAAACGGCGTAACGCGCAAGAGCGCGAGGCGTACTCGGAAGGCCTCGCCGGCGCGGGACAAAGATATCGAAAAACTACCGAGAATCTACGTAATACGACATCGATGGTTCCCTCTGTGTGGGGCGAAGGCACAACTCCGGAATTGAGCACCGTCCCGCTGTTTAGTCAAGGCCAGCAAACCCCGGTTCAAGTCGGGGGTACGATCGAGATAGCGGTTAGTGACGATCGCGTGCGAGTAAAGAAGATGTCCAAGTCCCGTAACGGCCCTGATTTCGCCACGGGGCAGAATTCCCAAACACCATGAGCTGGAAAAATCGATACAAAAAAGCATCGTTTCGCGGTGTAAAATTCTATACCGAGTCGTCGGACTATGAGGTCGGTCGCCGCGTGGTGTTTTATGATTTGCCTCTTGATGAATCTGGGGCGAGCGTTGCGCGCGATATGGGCAGGCTTCCGCGGCGCCCGTCGGTTTCGGCGATACTCGTCGGGGATAATTACGACAAGGCGCGCGACGCGCTAATAGCTGCGCTAGAAAAGCCTGGCCCTGGCGAGTTAGTGCATCCGTACTACGGCAAATTGCAGGTCGTAATTGACGGGCCTGCGCGCGTGCGCGAGACTACCGCGGAGGGCGGCGTTGCCCATATCGAGTTTACGTTTCGAAAATACCTAGATCTGAGTACGCCGAGTGCCGGCCTCGATACGCTATCTAGCGTGCTGAACGCAGTGGACGACGCGAACGAGGCGTTGAATAGCGATTTCGTTGGCTCGTTTTCGGTTGATGGCGTTCAGGGTTTTGTTCGTTCCGCGAACCTAGATGCGTTGGAAAATCTCACCGACGGTATACAGAGCATAAACAAAGACATAGATAAACTACTCAGCGTTCCCGGTAATATCGCCAGCGATTTGGACGAGTTTAGTAAAGCGCTAGCGGATCTAATTAACACGCCCCAAAAACTAATCAACACGATACAGGAGTTCGTAGCCGACGTGTTGAGTTCGATCGATCGGGTTATGGATTCTATCGGTGCTCTTTTCCCGGTATCTAAAAAGGCCAGCACTTTAGGATCTACTATCGAGTCTGTACCAGCGATCGCGACGCCGGCGCGAGACAAGCAGCGTGTGAATCAGAACGCGCTTATACGGGCGGTAAAAGGCAGTATGCTAGTGGGTGTTGCTAAAGTTTCTGCGACGCTGGCGCAAACCAACGCCCAGACCGTGCAGACCGCGCAACCTACGATAGTTCAAACCAGCGCTCAGCGTGCGCTTGCGTTACGAGATCTTTTAGTTACTCAGTTTAATACGTTCGCCGAAAGCGACGAGATGGACAGCCAAAGTGCGATCGACGACAGTGTGTCCCCGACGAGTTTGGTTTCGGGTGACGGTCCTCAACTAGAATTGGTTCATGAGCGTATGCGCGCGTTACGTGTGGCTCTGGTTCAGCACTTAACTAACGTCGCCGGAGAATTGCCTACCGTTACCTCGTACATTCCGCAAGAGACCGAACCCGCGATCGTAATCGCGTATCGCCTGTACCAACGTGCAGATAGCGATCTCGATATTGAAGCGCGTAACTTAGACGAAATTAATCATCCGTCGTTTGTTCCGGGGGGACTTGCGATTGAGGTGATTTCGAATGTTTAACCTAACGGACTCCGCTCCTGAGTTTACGCTCAAGATCGACGGTATAAAATTTATCGGTTGGTTGGAAGTTGAGGTAAATAAAAGCCTTGACGAGTTCGCACATTCGTTCGTGTTGCGGTACTGCGATAAGTGGACGTTGGAAGGTGAACCTTGGCAGATCTGGCCTGGCGCTAAATGTACCCTTTCGTGGGGTGAACAGACGCTTATTACTGGGTATATTACGCAATCTGATCACGAGATTACCGGTAGCACCTACGAACTTAGCGCCTCTGGGCGATCGAGAACAGCGGACCTTGTTGATTGTTCGGCGATACACAAAACGGGGCAGTGGAAAAATGTCACCCTTGAGACGCTAGTTAAGGATCTTTGCGAGCCTTTTGGTATTGACGTAGAAGACCGCTCGAATATTTCGCGCAAGTTCAAGCGTTTCGAGTTGGACGAGGGCGAGACGGCACACGACGCTATCGATCGGGCGTGCCGCATTCGGGCGTGTCTTCCGATTACCACTCCGGACGGCGGCGTCGCGATCGTGCGCTCAGATTCGGCTAGTACCGCTTCGAGCCTTGGCAGTATTACGGGCTTGATCGCGGGACTTGCTGCGGGCGTGCTAGACCCCAATACGATCACTAGTCGTCGCCTCACCCATGCAGAGCAAGATCGCTACAGCAAGTATATTTTTAAAGGGCAACTTTCATCGACCGACGAATATTTTGGATCGAGTACGGTTACTGTAAAAGGGGAGGCCGAAGACGCATCGATTTTACGCTATCGGCCGATCATAATCATGGCCGAAATCGCGGGCGCGAAAAAAGACATGGACGAGCGCGCGCAATGGGAGCGTTCGGTACGCGCGGCGCGATCGGATAAACTGGCCTACACGGTCGACGGGTTGGTCGGACCTGGCGGTATTTTATGGGAGCCCGGGCAGCAAGTACGTATTCAAGACGATCTGCTCAAAGTGGACGCATCTTTACTCGTTACTTCGGCCAGGTTTTTGCTCGGAATTGAGGGGCTGCGCACGGAGTTAGAATTCACTAGCCCCGAGGCCTATTCTATGCTAGAGTTACCAGATAGAAACCAGGCCTGGAACGCGAGCGGTAAAAAATCTTTTACCCCGAAATCGGTGAAAGTAAAGTGACCCCCGATCGATCATGGATGCGCAAAACATGGAGCCGGATCAATTCGGCTATTTTGCGCGGACTTGTTGGGCGATCGAAAGATGCGACTTCGCTACCTCTAGTACAGGTCGAGTGGACGGCCGATCGCACTAGCGACGAAGTCGAATATATGCAGCCGCAAGGCCTCTACTTCCGGCCGAAAGTCGGTGCGGAAGGGCTCTTCCTAGCGGCGGCCGGGGATCGGGCAGCTGCGGTGCTAGTGGACGCCCAGAAACGCGACGATACACCGGGCGGCGACGGTATCGGCGAGGGAGAAGGCGGTCTGTATTACGCCGGTACGTTTGGGGTGTTTTTGGATTCTACTGGAAAAGTACACCTAGGCGCGAAAAGCGGCTCTGATTTCGTGGCGCTCGCGGCGAAAGTAAAGAGCGAGTTGGACGGGATTAAAAGCGATCTAGACGCGGTGAAATTATGGGCGGGCGCTTCCGGGCACACGCACGTGTGTGCCGCGCCTGGCTCGCCTAGCGACCATCCTGTGCCGCCCCTTGTGCTCACCTATTCGCCGACCTCGCCGGCCGCGACGAAAGTGAAAGCCACATGATTTCCCTGACTTTCGATAACGAGCTTGGCCAGGGCGACTTGTTCGTTGATGGCGGTATTCAGCAAGGCAACGAACTTGAGACCGCGATCGCGATTTCGCTCCTTACCTGGCGCCGCGCCTCGCCTGATGACGAAGCTCCCGACAAATCGAACTTGGCTGGCTTTTGGGGGGATACGTACCCCGACGTCGCCCGCGACTTGATCGGTTCTAGGCTTTGGTTGCTATCAGGTAAGAAAATCAACGATGAAAATTTAGCGCTGGCGGTAGATTTGATGAACGAAGCGCTCAAGTGGTTGCTTGATGATGGCGTGGCCGAATCTGTCGAGCCTACGGCATCGCGCGGTGACGACGATCAACTCCAAGTTGGCGTTTGGGTGAAACGACCTACGGACCTAGCGCCGCGCTATGTAGCGGTGTGGGAGGGCGAAATTGGCACTTGATCGACCGACTTTGAAAGCTCTAATCGAGCGAGTAAAAAACGATTTTGAGGCAGAGTTCGCGGGCGCTGATGCGCACTTGCGGCGCACGGTAGAGTACGTTCTAGCGCGCGTGATAGCCGGGTTAGCACACGGGATGTATGGCTATTTGTTCGGTTACATAATGCGCCAGATTTTTCCCGATACCGCCGACGAGGCGCATTTTTGGCGTTGGGCGGCCGTGTTCGGTATGGAACGAAAAGCAGCTGAGTACTGGAAAGGTACGTACCGATTCACCGGTACTGATACCACCTCTATCCCGCTCGCTACCGAGCTACAACGTTCGGATGGATATACCTACACGACCGATGCGCTGACCGCGATAAGTGGTACCTACATCGATGTCGAGATTACGGCCAGCTCCCCAGGCGCGGATTGGAATTGCGACGACGGCCAGATCTTATCTCTAGTGAGCCCGATCACAGGCATTGACGGTGACGGTACGGTGCAAGCCACTACCCAGACCGGGGTAGATCTAGAGACGAAAGACGACGGACTAGAGCGCTTGCTGCAACAAATTCGTGAACCGCCGAGCGGCGGCGGCCCTGGTGACTATGCGCGCTGGGCTATGGAAGTTTCCGGCGTAACGCGCGCTTGGGAATTCCCGCTGCAAAGCGGCCCTGGCACCGTGTCGGTAGCGTTCGTTCGAGATAACGACGTGGGCACGATCGTACCAGATGGCGCGGAACGTACCGAGGTGTTGGATTATATTGAGCTCTATCGCCCCGTTACCGCCGACGTATCGATCATTGAGCTAACCGAAAAAACTCTTAATGTTACGCTGACTAGCCTTACGCCAAACACGACAGCGGTACAGGCAGCTATCGAGACAGCGCTCGAAGATTTGCTGTTACGTGAAGCGGAACCCGATAGCACACTGACGCTCAGCAAAATAAACGAGGCCATTTCCTCGGCCACGGATGAGGAAGATCACATTATGTCGATTCCGGCCGCTAACGTGGTTAGTGACATCGACGAAATTCTGGTTCTAGGAACGGTGACTTTCCCTTAATGCTGTCCTCTGATTACGCGAAGATCTTTTACACGCTGCTCCCTAAAGGGCCACTTTGGCCTGAGCAAGTGGGTGAAGCCGACAATTGGGATAGCCTCGCGCGTGCGGCTACCTATGAGCTAGCGCGCGTAGACGAGCAGGCGCTTGAGCTGATCAACGAGGCGATACCGGATGCGGATAGTTACGCCTATCCGGCCGAGCTTTTGGAATCATGGGAACGGGTCGCGGGACTTCCGGACGAGTTCACGCCTGAGACTCAAACCGACGAAGAGCGAGTACAGGCATTAATTGCGAAACTACGCGGACCTGGCTCGCCTACGCTAGCAAAATTCGAAAATCTAGTGGACGCCCTCAATGCTAGTAACGCGACGTTCGACGGATACCGACTAGTCGATTCGTTCCAACAAGCATCGGGAGGAGCAGCAGTAGTAGGTAGTGCGGGCGCATCGGTGACCTATAATTGCGAGACAGATCGCGACGGGGCGTTGACGGCAGAGCGAGTTTTACTTCCTACTACGGCCGCAGTAGCAACACTTACTCTGTTGCGAATAGCAAACTTTGAGGCCGTATTTATCGAACTAGACCTGAAATTGGTGGGAGGCGCGAGCGATCAGTTTTATCTAAAAGTAGCGGGTAGAGACGGCGTATTGAAACTAACAGAGACTATAACGATTACGAACACGTGGCGTCGTTACACGGCGATCGTACTGGATGTGGGCACAGGCTCGTACGATCCGTTAGTGCAGCTTTGGCTAGTAGGTGGCACTAACGCCACCGTGCTTATAGCGAACGCTTACGGCGGTTGGCGCGAACGGTATTACGCGATTGACTCTGCTGGATCTGTAGTCGGGGATTCGCCAGGTGAGAGTTGGGCGCACGTTTTCGGGGTAGAATACGGCGTTGATATTACTAACCGCAGTGCTGGTAAAGTAGCCTGGGCTACTTACAATCTCACCGTCGCCAACAACGTAGTAACTGAGCCCGTTAGTCGCCAGCAGTTAGCCTACTCTCTAACCCCCACGGGCGCGTACGGAATAGGCATACTGCCGACGGCGAAGAAGCGCTACGTTCGATGCTCTATGTGGCTACGCGTAGCAGGTAGCGACTATATGATAAGCATAACTGCGCACAATCTGCACGGTGATTTGATTAACACTGACGTTTTACTGCTCACTGACGACTGGCAGAAGTACGAGATCGAAGTAGATAACGGAACAGTAGGTAGCTCTAGCCCAGCTTTGTATTTTGTAGTGGACAGTGGCACTGTCCTGTATGTAGGGCACGTGCGCGCGAGCGAAATTGATTCGCAGCTAGAAGGGCGAGTCGGTGCGGGCGTACCTCTGCACACGATCCCGAGTTTTCACTCTTACGGAGAATTTACGCAATGCACCGAATAGATAGTACGACTAAACTGGTAGACGGGAACGGCGCTGGTAAAGACGGCTTTACGGAAGGCAGCCCTGGAATAACAGCGGCGACACGCAACACAGACGATTGGCTAAATGCGGTGCAAGAGGAAATCTGTAACGTCGTCGAGGCGACTGGCACGCTAGCGAAAGGGACGAACAATCAAATCCAACAGTCGCTTTGGAAGACTCTTACGCGCCTACAGTTGAACAATTGGACTAAGCGTACGGCCGCAGCCTCCGTTAATTTCAAAAAGGCCGCTACGGACGGAACAATCGTATGTGTCGTAAGCTCTACAGGTACGATCCAATATACCTACGACGGAATTACCTACACGAGCGTATCGCTAGGAGGGACGCTCCATTCGATCGCGTACGGTTCGGGATACTGGGTAGCGGTGGGAGACTCAGGCGCGCTCTATTACGCTACCGACCCAACCGGATCATGGACCTCAAACACGCAAGGGGCGGCTCATTTTTACGATGTCGGTTACGGTAACGGATATTGGGTCGCGGTCGGAGTTACGGGAACGCTTCGATACCGCAGCGCAAACCCGGCGGGCGCTTGGACCTCAAATCCGCAAGGTAGCGGCACGCTTTACGGTGTACACTACTACAATACGTACTGGGTAGCAGTTGGAGCTAGCGGCGCGGTGTGGTATACGACTAATTCGACTGGGGCGTGGACTGAAACCACAAAGAGCGGAGATTTGTATTCAGTAACCGCCGGGCTAGTCGGGACGACCGCTACATGGATTGCGGTAGGAAACAGCGGGAAAATATGGGTTACTACTGGGGCACCAAATAGCACATGGCATCTACGCACTCCGGCACACGTTGCAGATCTTTTCGATGTCGCGATTGGTAATGGAGTCGCTATAGCAATCGGTAAATTATCAACCGCTGGGTATTGCGGAATACAATCAACACACGACGGCATCACATTTATTGAGCGCTACGCCGCCGTCGGACAAGATTTGTGCGGTTGTGTATTTTTAAATGGGAAATTTATAGTCGCCGGCGACGCCGGAGAAATTCATACATCATTTAGTGTTGAAGAAGATTGGAGTTAGGGATATGGAATTAGCGCGATCAAATGGTATTTTACTTGCGGACAACGTAGAAGTTGCCGCGGGTAAGTCTTGGTTTTCTCAACAACTGGAATTGCCCAGCAACATGTCCGGAGTGAGCTACGAAGTGTGGTTAAAAGGCGGCGGTACAGGATCGTTCATACCGCGCGGCGGTAACCGTATTCGACATCAGCGCGGAAGTGAAGTCGCCGCGACGCCGACGACTTACGTAGGTAGCGAGCATCTACCAGAATTGCCTGGCATATACGCGGCAGATTTACCGGATGTAACTACAGCGCCGTTTGAGAAACTGATCAATATAGGTAACGTAAATTGTAACTTCGTTGAATTGTGTTTCAAGTGCTTAACAGGTAGATTTTGGCTAACAGTAATTGCAGTTTGTCGTCCGTCATAGAGGAGATATATGAAATCTGGCATACTACTAGATTTAGTGCTGGCAAAGCGTTTGCCTATAGCGTCAGGGATCTATAGTTACTTGTCGTTTAATTTGTTGACCTTCACCAACACCTCTCCCCGTTATGTAATAAATCCCGTAACGGGATCTGTAACCGGACCATTCGGATCGGGCGTACCGGCTATTGTCACGGTTAATGGTAAACGGTGTTTGAGTGTTTGGCGGTCTCTCACGAATCTAGAGCCCGACGGAACTACGTTAGCAACGTGGGGTGAAGCTGGAGTGCTAAGTACCGTAGCGGGTGGTAGTCCGATTAGTACAGACTGTATCCGTATGACTACCACGGACCCGGCTACCAGTACCGGATCACAACGATTTCGCACTTTCGCTGGTAGACCCTCCGCCGAACGTATAGCGGTATCGTTTTTTTGTAAATTAGGTACGGCGGGATCGGTTGTATCCTACTACAAGGCGGGCTCTCCCAATTATCAAAATATATCTCCTACAGCCGTGTGGAATAGGTATACAACGTCACGAAACATTTCTGGAACTACGATTTATGAGGGCGTTTATAACGCTGCCAATTTCAACTATTTACTAGGCGCAGCTGGCGATAATTTTCTATATTGGTGTTGCCAGGTAGAAGAAAATAGCTACTACGCCGGGCGTCCGATCCACACTTTCGGGACGACCATCACAACAAACAAGGATAAGGCGCATTACCCTGCGGCAATAGTGCCGACAGATCTCCGCGATAGTTGCGGCGGAGATATATATCCAGGGTATTCTAGCGCCGAACTCGCGACATGCGCCGCCCACACGAAAAAATATATCGCGCGTTTTTGCGATAGCGGAGCAAACTCGGTAGGATTCTATTTATACTCGGATGATTTAAAACTACACGTTGAAGTTGATGGGACCGATATCGCGGCCACCGACGCATTGACATGGTCTGCGCATCAGCGATGCAGATGGGAATGGCGGAGAATTTCAGGAACCCTAATTGCCAGCTTGTTCACTGCGGGTAACGGGACGGTTTCCGGCACTCCTCCCGCGCGATCTGATGGGCATTTAATATTAGGAGCGTATGATACGGGCGATTTGGCAACGATGAATCAACAGTTCGACGGTGCCATATGCGAACTGGAGATATGCTCCCCTTTTTGATCACCGGAGGAGAATATAGCATGAAAGATGTTGTTGCAGAAAACGCCATCATATCGGGATCACTAAAAATAGGGACCGAGGCGTCACCTCCGGCAGCGGCTATCGCTAAAGTACACATGAATTTACGCGCGGCCCCCAACGCAACCGGAGAGCACATTTTCATATCACATCGCAGTTTTGTTCCTGGCGAAACACAAATTTGCATTGGAACTGGTCCAGTAGAGGATACGCCGGATATAATATGTCCGGGACCGGGAGCGGACTCCGTTGCGTTGATCGGGATACAGCCGGTAATACAACAATTAGGAGGTGACACCACTACGTCTCACTGCGGAATGGTATTGCGTTTGCGAAGTGTCGCGGACGGAGTCCCGCGTCGAGTGCATCAAGCTATCGCGTTTCTCATCGAAGATTTTGTGCGAGATCCTAATATAACGTGGGATGAAACAATCGCTTTAGAAATTCAAGCGTCCGCGACGGGCGCTACAAATTACGGGATACGCAATCACGGATCTATAGATCAGATAGGTAGCGCGATGTTTGGGGGTTGGGTATCGTTACCCAACGACGATAATCACGGATTGTGCAATTCTGGAAATAACGAACAACGAATTACATTGGGATTAACAGAAGTTAAATTATGGACTCATGCCGTAGAACGTGTAGCGATTAAGCACGACGGAGCGGTCAGAATCCACAATTGCATAGATCTAGGCGAGATTGCGGAACCATCTTCTCCACTGGATGGGGCTAGGATATTTGTTGACACGGATATCACGGGTAAACGCCGATTATGTGTGGCATTCCCCACGGACGAAACGTGTGTTATGGCGGTTGAAGGAGAGGGGCTGTTGCAAGGGCCAGTTGGCCCGCAGGGGCCGACAGGCCTTCCCGGGCCAGATGGAGCACCGGGAGTGCAGGGCGCACCGGGGGATAAAGGTCCGATCGGTGATCAGGGAATCCCGGGTGTGCAGGGGATTCCCGGTGTGCAGGGTAGCCCGGGAGTCGTCGGAGATAAAGGTCCGGCTGGTGACCAGGGAGCGCCCGGTATCGCTGGCGACAAAGGGTTGATCGGAGACAAGGGGCCTATTGGAGACAAGGGACCGACAGGTGATCAAGGTTTGATAGGGGATCAAGGGCCTCCCGGCATTCAAGGCTCTCCGGGAGTTCAAGGCATACCCGGAATTGCGGGCGATAAAGGGCCAGCCGGTGATAAAGGGCCAGCCGGTGATAAAGGGCTTACGGGTGATCAGGGACCTGTCGGCCCACAGGGACCAACGGGTGATCAGGGGCCAGTGGGCAATCCTGGACCGGATGGCGCGACTGGCATAGGCGTCGACTACCGACACATCGGCACAACGAATTACGAGGCATGGTACACTGCGCCGACAACAGGTACGGCGCTGACCACTGGGGCAATTTCGGCGGGACGCATGTACGCGATACCGTTCGTCGCGCCTCGCGCATGCACGCTCGATCGAATAGCAATTAGTGTTACCACGGCCGGAACCGGAAACGCGAGACTCGGGATCTACGCCGATAGTGGAGTATATCCAGGATCGCGGCTGTTAGATGCTGGCGAGATTAGCATCGCGTCGACCGGAATGAAATCTATTACAATTAATCTCGCGCTCACGTCGGGGCTTAAATGGCTAGTACTCGTATGTGCGGGGACTCCTACTATTCGTACGTTTGCTGTGGCGAGTATGATTCCTATACTGGGCTATGGGAATACGTTAGGTACAGCACCGCAATTAGGTATATATAGAGCATTGACATACGGAGCATTACCTGCTACATTTGGAACACCTCCTACAATGATAACGGCGGTACCAATTCCCGCGGTATTCGTGAGGCTATTTGCATAACAACGACAAAAAATGCTACTGGTGTGATTGCGAAATAAAAGGCGCCATTACCTATATCGTTCGCGGTGAGCAGCGCGCATTTAAAGCTCAAATTTGTGATGAATGTTGGCAATATTTAACTCGGCTATTTTCAAGAAATGTAGGTACGCAGTGACGCACTTAGAGCCCCACAATGAATTGCAAGTAGACGGTCAAGGCGTTCGCGCGCGCGGGCCGGTGACCTGGATCGTAGGTATGGGGCTTGCGATAGCGATAGCCCTGTACGGCGCGACGCAAGTTTCGGGTTTGACTTCGAATACCGACGAGCATGCTAAAATTCGTACCGACTTGACACGAACCACGGAACGTGTCAATGATATAGATAAGAAGTTAGATCTCATAATTCAGTTACTCAAAAAGTAGTCAAAAGTAGAAGGAAAATTGGAAACAATTCTACAGTATTTGAAATCGCGATTGGTTTGGACAGGAATTATTACTGCGTGCATGGCCGGCGGCAACTATTCGTGTGCCGCGATACCGGCCGCGATCCCGGCCGTGGTCACGGGACTTGAGACAGTGGCGCAGATTTTGGCGTATATCGAGCAAGTAATTAACCCTGATTACGCCAAAGTTGTTGAGACTTGTAACGCCGCGTATCGCGACAGAAGCCTAGATCTAGATACGCAGCGCGTAATCGTGACCGGTTGCGACGACACAGCGGACGCTTACGATATGGTAGATCTAGAATACGGGAGCCTGTTAGCCGGGGGCAAAGATTTGGGTGCAGCGCGAGACGCTGTAAAAAACTATCAGGCCTCGTCCGAGCTCACGAAAAAAGTGCTTCGTAGCGAGGGCTATCGTGTCGAGTAGTGCCGTTTGTTTCGGAATTAACAAGTACGAAAATTCCCCGCTTCGCGGGTGCGTAAACGACGCTGTCGATATCGCCAGTGCGTTGCATTATCAATACACCTGGCCAATGGGTACCGTGCGCCTGTGCGTTGACGAACGAGCAACGGCCAAAGGGATGATCGAGCGTATCACCTCGGCCATTGTAAAAGCAAATAGCGGCGATACGGTAGTTATATCAAACTCCTCGCACGGTGCACAGTACGCGTATCGCTCTGGTAGTGGAGAGGTAGACAGATTAGATGAGCTGATTTGCCCGTACGGTTTCGACTGGGCCGACGAGAACACCTGGTTACTCGATAATAAAATCGGTTGGATATTGGATCTAAAAAAAGCGGGGTCGACCGTAATAATTATTTCCGATAGCTGTCACTCGGACGGCTTACTTCGAGACTCGCCTAATCCCGGATCGTGGGCACGAGGCGTGAAAATAGGCTCGGCGCGCCGTCTACAGGCTCCCCCCGATCTGGCTTGGCGGAAACGTTCTCTACCGGAGGGTGCCCCTAAACGGTCCCTTCGAACACTAGTAAACGATATGCCAGGCGTGTGTCTTTTATCTGGTTGCGAGTCGAGCGGAACGTCGTCCGACGCCGAATTTTCGGGGCGACCTAACGGGGCGTTTACATGGATACTGTTGAAAATGCTCGCTCAGTATCCCGATCTGCCTCTGGGTAACATCGTGGAGAAATGTCGTAGCACTCTATGTGTTTACGGGTTCGAGCAAAAGCCTCAAACTAGCGGCGATCAAAATATTTTGGATCGCCCGTTTCCTAAATACCTCTAGTGGTATACCCCGCGCGTGCGCTCGCTGATCGGCGCGCGGGGACTATGAAAAAAATCGCTGTACTTCTAGTGGTACTAGCCGCGGGTGTTCTTGTAGCGGCCGACACGCCTAGCGCCGAAAAGACTTTCGATAAGGCCACTGAACTTTTCCTAAAGGGCAAGTACAGCGAAGCCGCAGGCTGGTACAGGATGGCCTACGAAGTAGAGCCCAACACATCTACGCTACGCGCGGCCTCGCGGGCGTACGACCGAGCAGAAGGGCTCTATACGGTACCTATAAAAGACCTTCAAGAAATAAGAGATCGACTAAATCAGCTGCTAGGCGATTGCAATTGCCAGATTAAAACCTGTCCGTTCTAGGAGGAATTTTGGACAATAAAGAGCGGAGTGAAATTCTAGCGCTAAACATTCACGATCTCTATCAGACCTATCTAGAGGTCGGAGGTTGGGAAAAAGCTTCGCCTGAAAAAATCCTACTTCTACACGAGTACGTACACAACATGCTCGTCGTGTGGGAGGTCATTATCAACGACCCGAAAGAGGGCTTGCCGTGCTTGTGGGTAAAACCGTGAAAATCGTACCAGCTAAATTTCATGGCGATCTTCGCCTCATCACAGATCTAGTCGTAATCCACTCGGCCGAAACCAGCGAGCGGCCGAGCAGCGCCGAAAATATCGCCGCCTGGTTTGCTAAACCGTGGGACGGAAAAAAATGGATCAAGGCGAGCGCGCACTACGCCGTCGATTGCGACTCGATCGTGGAATGCGTACCAGAGAAAATGGTCGCGTGGCACGCTCGAGGGGTGAACGATCGCGCGATCGGCGTTGAACTTGCCGGTCGTGCAGCGCAAACTCGAGAAGAATGGTTAGACGATTACGGGCGAAAGATGCTAGATTTAGCCCGCGAACTCGTATTCGCTACGTGCAGAAACTATCACCTACCGGCACAATATGTAAGCGCCGCAGAAATTCGCAGCGGCAAAAAAGGCGTAACTACGCATGCGCAAGTTACGATCGCCTATAAAATCAAGGGCGGCCACACAGACCCAGGCCCTGGCTTTCCGATGGATTACCTAATTGGTGGTAATTAATACGCGTGTACCGACAGTAACGATCGAATAAAGGTGGCGCGCCGCGATAGGTGATAGCCGGATGCAGCCGTGACTTGCTCGCGGCTTCGACACATCGCCGGCGTGCAGCGCTAGCCCGTCGCGCAGCAAAAGGGCGTACGGCATTTTCGCGCCACCGTGCGGTTTAGGCCAGCGATTACTCACGTGATCACGATCGCGCGCCGTGACAACAAACTCCCCGGTCGGGGTCGGATGCTCGACCGACCCCGACGAAATCGTGTACTCAACGCGTTCAGATCCGTGATAGACGGTAAGTAGCTGATAAGCTAAGGAAATCACGATCAGTGTTTGCATTGCCAGCTCCTACAACTCGTTAGCTCTGCCGGAAACCACCAGCAACGATCGGCGCGCGTGTGCCCGTTTTTTACTATGGTTATGTCGTGCATTGAGCATTTACCGGCGTCGGGGTAAGTGGTAAAAAACAGAACATAGTGAACACACGTACTACAGCGCTTTGTTTCCATGTAAACGCTCTCGTTTAGCATTGTATTTGTTTTTCTTTTCGATAGCAGTCTCAAGATCGTAGCCGAGCCAAGACATAGTATTCATAATGCGTATAGCAGCGTCCGCTAGCTCGATCGCAAAGCCTTCAGGTTTTCCATCGGGGCCGCAGTAGGTGGACATTCGAAGTTCGCGCAAGCACTCTAGCGCCTCGCTTACTTCAGAGTGAATTAGTGCAAGTTGTGCCCCGATTTTGTCGGCGTCCGATGGAGAAGCATACCATCCTTTGCTTTGCGCTGTGCGATAAACAAGGTTTTGCATCTCTTTAATTGTCATAGTGTCTCCTTCAACGCGCGGGCTAGGGCACGGGCGTACGCTGTCTTTGTGTCGATTAGGTTTTTTAGGGCGATAACGATAGTGCGCTGCTCGGCTTCAGTTTCAAGTAGAGCTGCCAGCTCTTCGACAAATGCGCTCGCGGGCGACGCGTTCGATACTGGCATCGGAGGGGGTACTAGAGAGGTAATGTGATTATCCACGACGCACCTCCGACACTGCGTTATCGTACGCCTCGCCGGCCGTAAGGCCGTCGCCGTCGTAGCCCATCGAATCACCAATCAAACAGCGGTGCCATTGGCTACCGATCGTAGCGAGATGTCGAACGCGGCGCCCTCTGTACTCGCTGGGCAGTAAACAAATAAATACGGTTTCGTTTTCTCGAATCGTTAGCTTTTTTTCCATAAAATCCTCCTTAGTTATTTACAGGTTGAGATTCCGCACTTATATTCGGCCACGAACGCGCCGTCCAGATCTAAATACCCGCGAGCCAAATACTCGGCGCTTTCGGGGCAGGAAAAGATCTGTTTATCGTCATGGCAACTATTGCCGCTACCTCCTACTACGTGGGCGAGCTCATGTAGCATCTCGTGTACAAATACCGCTTTTTGGTCTACCTCCGATATGTCCGAACGCACCCAAATACCCCCGTCTTCGATCCAGCGACCGTATTCGCCATAATTTGCGTGCTTCCAATCCACTAAATACCCCGCGTAATCGACCAAGCGTACTTGCATCGAGGCTAGATCGTTCCAAGCTTCCATGTCGACTAAGTGTCCCGTGGAGGCCTCGTAAGCAGCCACTACCGCCGCGCGTATGTCTAGAGTCGACCGATCGCCTTGAACTTCGGCGATCGGTTCTTCCGAATCTGGAGCAATTTCGACAGCACACGCGTTTAAGAGCAGGGCCAGGGTTAGTGTTAGTTTTTTCATGGTACACCTATCTATTGCAAGCACTGTGCCACCGCACCCCAACACTTTTCGCATACCATATGCCCGTTGTAGTTGTAATCGTCGTGCCACTATCTGGGCACTTCGTCGATCGAATCGGGAATCGTTTTCCTCTTTTCACACTTGAAAAAATACAAGAACATTAAATTGCACGCCGCGTGCAACAGTGGGTCTAGGCCGCTTTCTGGGTCTAGGTCGTGAGTTGCGTCCATTATGTGCCGGATCGCGGCGTCTCGGTACCGGATCTCGGCGTCCGGTACCGTTTTCCAACTACCTAACGAGTACTTCTTCGCTCCAAACTCCAAAATTTGCACTATGCCTCGTACGAACGGCCAGTACAAGAGCGAGTATCGTAATTTACCGTGATCTTTTTTCGTTTCGAAATAGTCCGACATCAATCCTCCTATGCCAACTATGACACGTTTTGTGCCTACATTGCACTTTTTATTTACTATTCGCTAAAACTA